AGCGCACCCTTGACCCCGCCAGACGTAACCGGGTTCAAGCTGCCCGCCGTTGGTGTCGAATCGAATGTTAATGCGTTCTGTTTGGCGTTCCACTTTTTGCGTTCATCGGCGGTAATATGTATGGTCGTGTTGCTGGTATGAGTGGATAAATTACCTGCCGTCGTCGTGCTGAGACTGTCCAGCGCAAATTTGACGCCGCCAGAAGTCACAGGGTTCGAGCTTCCCGCTGTGGGTGTCGAATCAAAGGTCAGTGCATTTTGTTTGGCGTTCCACTTGGACCGTTCGGCAGCAGTGATATGTTTAGTTGTGTCGCTAACGTGCGAATTGAAAGCCGAAACGTTTGCTTTTTTGTTTAACTCATTTTCTAAGTCTGGATAGGTTACTTGTGGCGTATTAACAAATCCGTTCATAGAATTCTCCTTTCTCAGACCTTCCCTTTTTCGTAAAGCTGACATTCGGCAGAAAGTGCTACAGTCGGTTTTTTCTGCGCCCAAAATCGCAAGAAACCGTTTGTAGTTGTTACTAATGGACTCAATCCGCACGCATACGCAGCATCAAGAGAATTAGCACTTAACGAAACCTGTGGGGAATACACATCTTTGATAGCCGCATTAGCAACCTCTGCAACAAACGGAAACCGCCCTGTTTTTTGATCGACCCACGCAGTCACAGGAATCGTAACCGCGATAGATTTAATAGCACGGTGAAGTGCCGCTTCTATTAAATCCTGTGCTTCCTGACTAACCAAAAAAGACGTCGCAGAAAAGGAGATATGCACGTCAGGCACAGAAGAAATGGCAACAGAAATAGGATAACCGCGTGTCGTGATAATGCCTGGCTGATAAGCAGTCAAGGCATCCGGAAAATCGCCAAGATTACCATAAAGCAAAAGAACGTCGCCGCCGTCCGGATCGTTTGCATATACACCGTATTCGTTAATTAAGATATCCTGTTTTAATCCACCGTGCATATCCGAACGAAATTCGAGCACCATCGAGAGAGTGTCATCCTCAAAAATGGGGTTGGTGCTGGTTCCTTCCGCAAACGGTGTGACAAGTGCTGTTCGGTTCTGGAAATCGGCGATTGTGGCATTGGCGGGTAATTTCCCTGTGCCAAATAGTACCTGTTTTAACATCAAGACACGCCCCGTTGCAGCGAGTTTCGTTAATAAAGCGCGTCCGGTATTGGTAATGACAAATCCGCGTAACGAACCCATATCCATTTGTCCTTTCCGTTATGAGAGAATTGGTAATGCCGTTCTCGAATATTGTGCCGTTTGCAAAACGGCAACAAAGAGTGTTTGATTTTCCTGCGGCATTTGAGCGTGAATTTGCCAAATCAAATGAGCGGGTTTTGCTTGTTCAATCACACTTTTTAGCCGCTCCAACGTTGGCACATAGCCTTGAAACTCGACGGAAAAAGTATTTTTAGCGATGTTTTCCATCACCTTGCAAGGCGCACCGATTACCGCCGACGCAAATTCCGCCAATTTCTCCGGATTCACTGGCGGCACATACTTCACTTTTGCTAAAACATTCGCTTGCCGTTGGGCCGTTGTCCAATTTTCATCTGGCGTGACGTTGTATTCGTCCTCCCAGTAAGGAAGCGTCCAGGTAGCGGTCTGAGGGAGGGCCTGCTCTCGCAGGGATTCCGCATAACCTGTCACCTGATCCAGCGCCAGCCCGATGACCTCTAACAGCCATAGACCAACATAACTTTCTCCATAAATAGGCGCGATAAAGTCGATGATTCGTTGTGCATTGGGGCTTTTCAGAATCTCCTGCATCAAATCGGTACGATATCGCATACTAATGCACCATCCCTTGTTGAAGCGTGACGCTTTCGCGGCTGACTTGTGGTAATTGGGTTGCTGTAATCGGTATATTGTCCGTCCCGCCGTTTATCGTAAGCGAATCATAGTCATATACACCGTCCATGTCGGCGAGAATTCGACCAATCTGGGTGAAACGGATTTCATGATCGGCCCGTGTCGTGGCAAGATAAGCTTGCGCAGCGACGCAGAACGCATTTTTGACAGCCTCCATGCTGGATTGCGATTCCAACTCTATCGTTGCGCTGACGTGCAGAACTAGCGTCTCCGGCGGCGCGACGCGTAATTTAGCATTTGGCGGAGTCAACCGCAACTCCGGCTCGTCCGGCGACATGATATAGTCATAAACCGCCTTACAAAGAGCGTCGTTGGCTGGATCACCGTTGCTGTCCGTGATGACAACCGTAACCAGACCGCTGTCATCCTGGGCTGGAATAACCGTTACTTCGCCCACTCCCGCGACTTCCTTGCTCCAGCGCTTGTAGTCCGCGACCGAGCCGACATAAGACACACTTTTGGCGCTGTCCTGCATCATGATTCGCTCGCGTAAGCTGTCGTCACTTTCTTCCTCTGTACCGCCGGTAATAGCAGCGGGGTTGTCGACTGCGGTCACACCGTCCAGTTTGGACAACTTAAAGACAACCGTATGAGCGATTACATTGCCGATAGTGCCCGTCTGGGTACACTTTACCGGAATCTCTACGGTATTGTTATCCTTTTCAGTGTAGCGGCTTTCTGTCGCGGTAAAGATAACCGACGGCTGCCCGTCTATAGAAGCTGTGGCAAACTCTGCACCGGCAGGGACGGTGGTCCCCGGCTTGACGGTCAGTTGAAGCATACCCGCCGAGGCGGTTGCCTCGCGGCGCGAGATTCCCCGTACCTGGGCATGAAAGTCGAGCCATTCGCCGTAGGCGGATTTGGGAAAAATCAGCCGGATGACATTCGGCAGAATTTGCTGACAGAGTTCAGCGGCGACCAGCGCGGTCGGACGAGTCAGGTTATAAGCGTGTTGACCTTCGCTCTTGTCGAAATCGTTGGGCAGCTGGTCCAACATCATCTGGTGGATTGTATTAACACTTTTATTCGATAAAAATTCAGGTAAAGTAAAGTCTTCGATTGGTATCACACCCTTTGCCTAGGTATAAAAGAAAAAGAACAGGGCCTATTTTTCAATCAGCAAATTAAATCAACGAGTTAAATCAGCGGTCACGTCAATCGACACGTTATCGATTCCGCGAACCGTAACCATGACTTGTACGCTGTCGGGCGCGTCCCAGACAAAAACGATATCTTCGACATATTCTGTCCGGCCATACGGATCGGCTTCGAGGGCTTCAGTGATCTCACGCTCCAGCAAAGCCTCTGCTTTCTCTCTGGTTTCCGCCGCGAACGCCTCCCGGGTTTCAATACCGAAATCAGTCGAATAGGCCAAATGTTCGTATCTTTCGGTCAATAAACACGCCCGGCACCAGCCCTCCCACGACTCCACGCCGTCGGCATTCTGTATCCGTCGACGCCCGTCGCGCACAAAATCGCCGGTATCAAAATCGAAGGAAATCCCCGGACGATACCCAATCGCTACCGGATCGGCAACATCTTCCGCCTCAGCGACTTGCGTCTCGTATCCGGTAGGGAAAAGATTATCTGCCAAAACTGTTCACATCCTTACTAGAGGCAAGAATTGCTAACACAACCGGCTGGTTCCCGACCCATAGCACTAATACGCGATCATTCGGTCGAATCCCGCGCAAAGGCGCAGGGAGGGTATGACTGTGCGGGTGTGTGCCATCGACGGAGGAAACAAGAAAATCACCCGTCAAACCAGTGAGTGACAAATTAAGGAGATACTCGCCCTTTGGGATGTCGTCTTTCAGGCTGTCCACTCGTAGCGATAGATCTTCTTGAATCACGCCAAACTCTACCGATTGCGTAGCCCCTGCGGCTTGCACCCGTTGCATTTGCGAGTTTAATAACTCACCGAGCGCGGTTAAGTTATCCATTTGTGATGTCCTCCAATGTCAGGAGCATGGTCTTTTTCGTGTCCGAAATGGTATGAGAAAGGCCAATAATCAGATAAGTACCCAACAAATTGCCTGCCGAAATTTTGACTTTATCGCCTAATTGCATCCAAGGGATGTCTACTGCTTCGACCTCATAGGTGGATACTGGTTTCCCATTTTCTGCAATTAACTCTTCCGCTTCCTTCTGCGCATCGGCGAGGCTCGTATCTTCGTTCTTTGTCTGAATCTTCTGCAACGTGCCATAAGAATCGGTATCGCCCAAAACGGTTGCTTCTACTTTGCTTTGACCGTCATCATCGGCTTTCCCCAGAATCACCACTTTTGTGATTACGCCGTCCATCGTTACGCTGGAAGACGTTCGTAACACAGAGCCTTTGCTGGACAATTCATAAATATTGGTATTTTTTCCGGCCTCGGCGATCTGCAAAGTATCTTTGACCGACCGTACCACGTAGCGTTTCCCGACCTGCTTCTTGACCTCATCCAAGATTTGTGTTAGCAGAATATCAGATAACTTACCTTTTAGCGGCATCTTGCCGTGGGTGATACTGGAATAGGAATAAGCAAGCGGAATCCCCCAGCTTTTGCAAATCGCTTCGCAGATATCCTTGCTGCTTCTACCGCTCGAAAAGTACCGGTTATCCTCGGATTCCTGCAAATAAATCAGGTTATCATAGCAAAGAAGTGTCAATTCCTTCTCACGTTTGCTGCTATAGCTAACGGTCCAAATGACGCCGCGAAAGACCTCTTCTACCTTCTCACCGTCGCGGGCATAGATAAAAAGACGGTCGTTGACGTGAATCAAACCATTTAGATACTTGCTCCCAATCTTGATATTAAAACACTTTAGCTGCGCCCGTCCTGCGATTTGGTTTTTGCGATATTCGATTTTTAAGTCCAGCATGACGTTGCTCAGATTATATTTTGCATTTTCTGTTGTAACCACAACGCAAGTATATAATG